GCCAACCTGTTTATAAGTATTTCCGTCCCGATTACCATATGGCTAGTGAGCGCTTATCTCCTATTCTTAACGGGGTGCGTCCGCTCGTCATTGGCATGGACTTGGGACTTACTCCTGCGGCGGTCATCGGTCAGAGCGACCCGCGCGGACGGGCCCTTATATACGCCGAAGCTGTCAGCTTCGACATGGGAGTCCAGCGATTTATCCGTACGGTCCTCAAACCTCTCCTCTTTGAAAGGTTTTCAGGCGCAGAGGTCATCGTCGTCGTCGATCCGGCTGGAGTGCAGCGAGCACAAACGGATGAGAGAAGCGCAATCGACATCATCAAAGCCGAAGGAATGAAAGTTATCGCGGCCAAGACTAACAACGTCAGCGCCAGACTCAACGCCGTGGATGAGTATCTTATGCGGCATGCGGACGGTGACAGCGCATTTCTGGTCGATCCGGGGTGCACAGCGCTCAAGAGCGCGATGATGGGGGGCTATCGCTTTCATGCAAAGACAGGAAACATTGAGAAGAACAAGCACAGCCACGTAGCTGAGGCACTTCAATATCTCATGCTGCATGTAGCAAGTATATCAGACGGCGCAGTTGTGAGTCAACGCAAGGAGATCAAGCGTTACAACAGTTCAGGGTGGACATAGCCTATATAGTAGTATATGCTCCTTCTTAGTTAAAACTACAAAGAAGGATGTTTAGCATGCCAAACTTTATAGATGTAACCGGAAAGCAGTACGGGCGGCTCTTAGTGCTTGAGAAGACACGAGTACGTGGCCGCAAAGAGATATATTGGCGGTGTCAATGTGAGTGTGGGAAGCTCACTGCGGTTATGAGCCAGAACCTACGCGAGGGTAAGATACGATCCTGCGGATGCCTGAAGGACGACATACAGAAAACACTACAGCTAAAGCATGGGCATAGCCGAGTGGGCAGGGCACGTAAGATGTCTACTGAGTACAACACATGGCGGGGGATGCGCGAACGGTGCAGCTACACAAAGCACAAGCAGTATAAAGATTACGGGGGCCGAGGCGTAAGTGTATGCGCGATGTGGGATAAGTCGTTCGTTGAGTTTCTAGCCCACATGGGGGCGAAACCCACTCCTGCCCACTCCATTGACCGTATAGACCCTGACGGCAACTATGAGCCGGGGAACGTACGGTGGGCCACACGTAAACAACAAGAAGCTAATAAGCGGCGCAGGCCAGACACAACTTAACAGTTCGGGGTGGACATAGCCTATATAGTATCATACAGTCTCATTATAGCCGGACATGGCTTCTCTCCCTGTTAGAACTTACCCCACTGAGTCAATCCCCCTCAGTGGGGTTTTTCTTATTGCGCAGAACTGTGGAACACGTTATAAGGAAGTTCCGAGTAATTTTCTCAGGAGATTTTCTATGGCTGGCCGTAAGTATTCTAACCAGACAGGTAAGCGTATCGCGCGCAATAACGCTGTCAGCGTTACTGGGCAGATGATGCATAATATGGGCCCCGCTCACCGGGCGATTGGCCGTGTCATTGAGGCAGGAGCAGATGTAGCTGGTGCCAGTGACTACGCACGGTCGATGCGCCATGGGCGCAAAGCCGCCAAGATAATCAATGACCGGAGGAACAAATAATGGCTGGCCGTAAGTATTCTAACCAGAGCTCAGGTATGCTAGACCCTAAGTCCGTTAAACCGGGGAACTATTCCTACCTTCGTGACCCCGTGGGCGAGGACTCATCAGCCCGTGATGCTCTACGGAAGGCTGAGAGTGAGGTAAAGACTAACAAATTACACCGCGAATTGTTTGGTGGTAGTAAAACTAAACGCGGTATGGCCAGTGCTGGGCGTACTGACGCCCAGATGAAAGAGGGCCACGCGAAGGTTAGCCGCGCACGGCGTCAAGTGGACAAAGTCCAGACGTACCGCCAAGCTATAGGGAAGAAGCCATAGTGGCAGGTCTTAGTTTCCTACAAGTCGTAAGCAACGATGCTCTTGTTAGGCAAGAGGACGAAGAAGCTACACGGCAGGCAATGCAGGAGCGGCAGGCTGACCCGTTGATGATTGGCTTAGCAGCTTATCTGCGTAGTTCGTTCGATGCTGCCAACCGAGCCAAAGACCCTATTGAGCGATCCATGCTCAAAGCGCTACGCCAGCGTAACGGCGAGTACGAGCCATCCAAACTTGCTAGCATACAGCAGCAGGGCGGCTCAGAAATTTACATGATGATCACGGAAGTGAAGTGCCGTGCAGCCGAGAGTTGGCTGCGTGATATCCTTATGGATACAGGGACTCCACCGTGGGACATTAAGCCTACACCAGTGCCTGACCTCCCGGAAGGTAAAGACCAGCTCATCAACGAAATCCTAGGTGAGAAGATCACGGCGCTTATCGCTGATGTAGGACAAGCGCCTACGCCAGCAGAAGTTGCACAGATGAAAGAGGTCGCTGCTCAAGAGCTACGCTTCTCCATATTGCAAGAAGCCCAGAACCGCACTGATGGTATGAAGCGTAAGATCGCTGACCAGTTTGCGCAGGGTGGGTTCGCTGAGGGCTTCAACGAGTTCCTCACTGACTTAGTAACGTTCCCTGCTGCTATCCTCAAGGGCCCATGTGTCCGTCGCCAACGCAAGTTGTCGTGGAGTAAGGGCGCTGAGGGTAAGACTATAGCCGTGGCCGATGAAGAGTTGGCCCCTGAGTTCGAACGGGTTGATCCATTCCGCTTCTACCCTGAGCCGGGCATCTCCAAGGTTAATGATGGGTATGTGTTCGAGCATCACCCTCTCACACGTATGTCACTGTCTGAGCTGATCGGTGTACCCGGTTATGATGACGACGCTATACGTGAGCTGCTACGGATCGGCAACGGACAGAGCTGGATCAACAGCGATGTTGACCTAGAGAAGGACGAGCTAGAGCGCAAGCATAGTACTGAGCTACGTCCAACAGAGATTTATGACGCCCTAGAGTTCTGGGGTAAAGTCAGTGGTAAGATGCTGCTGGAGTGGGGCCTCACCGACGAAGAGGTCGACGACCCAGCTAAGGAGTACGACGCTAACGTGTGGGTGGTCGGTAACTTTGTTATCAAAGCTATCCTTAACTACGATCCTTTAGGGGAGAAGCCTTATGCGGTCACGTCCTTCATTAGGAACCCGGGCGCATTTTGGGGTAAGGGTATACCGCAGATCATTGAAGATGTTCAGAACGTATGTAATGCTGCTGCGCGCTCACTTGTTAATAACATGGGTATCGCTTCTGGCCCTCAAGTTGAAGTTAACCTTGAGCGTATCCCAACTAACGAAGACATTACCCAAATGCATCCGTGGCGCATCTGGCAGGTACTCAATGATCCTCTGGGTGGCTCCGCCCCTGCTATACGTTTTGATCAGCCAGATGATAACTCTAATTCGTTGATGGCGGTCTACAGCCAATTCAGTAAGTTGGCTGACGATCACAGTGGCATACCTTCGTATCTCTCTGGCGACCTTAACGTACAAGGGGCTGGGCGTACTGCGTCAGGCCTCTCTATGCTGATGGGCTCGGCAGGTAAGTCGATACGCCAAGTCGTTATGCACATTGACGCAGACATTATCAAACTCGTCGTACATCGGATGTTCGTATATAACATGCGCTACGACGATGATGAGAGCATCAAGGGTGATGCTGAGATTATCCCACGCGGTGCGATCAACTTGGCTGTTAAAGATACAGTCAACACTCGCCGTGTTGAGTTCCTACAAGCAACCGCTAATGAGTTCGACATGAAGATCATTGGTGAAGATGGCCGGGCAGCTATCTTACGCGAGGTTGCTAAGGGGCTACAAATGCCGGAGGACGAGGTTGTACCCACCCGTGAGAAGGCAGCATTTAATAAACGCTCTGCACAGAATGAAGCTCAAGCGGCTATCGGCCCTCCAGATGGAGGCCGCACAGGCCCGCAGCCGCAGACGTTGGACGAAGCTGGGAACCCAGCGGGCGGCGAAAACCTCGTCGCTAATACGAACACAGGACGCGCAGTATGATTAAGCCTGATGACGATACCATCAAAGCATTCGTACATGTGGCCCAGAATGTGCCTAGGGTAGGAAAGTTTATCGCTGAGCAATACAATGCTGAGCTGAAACGCCTACCAGTGACGGCATCCGATAAGCAAGGGATCGCCTCCGGGCGGTGCCAAGTGCTTGGGGAGATCACTGATCTCCTTACTACAACCGGAGCACAGCCCAATGGGTAGCTCTTTTATTAAACACGCATACCGATAGGAGCGTAAGATGGCCGTACCAGAGCAAGTTCGTAAGCAGACTGAGGCAGTTCAAGCCTTGTACAATGACATCAATGGTGAGACCGGGTCGCCTGAGAATGGTGAAACGCCTGCCTTGGAGGTTGTACAGACACCGCCGACCAGTGTGGAAGAACCTGCACAATCGCCAGCACCAGCCGAGCAAGGTGGTGGCAACCAAGATGACGAAACATGGCAACAGAAGTACCAGACTCTTCAGGGCATGTACAATGCTGATGTTCCGCGCCTAAACGCGCAAGTACAGGAGCTATCACAACGCGGCCAACAGATGGAGCAACTCGTTGCTACCATGCAGAACGCCCCGGCACCTGCCCCCGAGCCTACACCAGCCCCAGCTAGCGCACTTACTAGCGACGAGATGGAAGAGTACGGAGAGTCTATCGACGTTATGCGTAAGGTTAGTCAGGAAGTTGCTGGTCAATACCAGCAGAAGATCGACCAGCTAGAGCAGACGATTGGGCAACTACAAGGGACAGTCGTTCCTCGTGTTGAGCAACTCGCGAGCCAACAAGCGCAGACTGCCGAACAAGGCTTCTGGTCTGAATTGACGGTGGTTATCCCTAACTGGCGCGACGTTAATGAAAATCAGGACTTTCAGTCTTGGTTGCTAGACGTTGATCCTCTCTCTGGGCTAACTCGTCAGACGTACCTTGACGACGCCCAGCGCAATCTGGATGTCACACGGGTAGCTAGCTTCTTCCAGTCTTGGCAGTCCTCTACTGGTGCTGTAGTTGCTCAACCTAATCGGACCGCTTCCGAGCTAGAGAAACAAGTTTCACCGGGTAAGGGGCGTAGTGGCTCCACCACAACCGGTGAGGCTAAAACTTATACGCCACAGGACATCACTAAGTTCTTCGATAAGGTGCGTACAGGTGGTTTCAAAGGCAAGGAAGGTGAACGGGACGTAATCGAGCGTGACATCTTCGCTGCACAGCGGGATGGACGCATTGTTCCAGCGTAATTAATAAAGGAGCCAATCATGGCATACGCTACATCCCCCGGCCATCCGGCCTATACCGGGAATTTCATTCCAGAAATCTGGAGTGGGAAACTCATCGAGAACTTCTATGACGCAACCGTACTGGCCGTCATGGCGAACACCGACTATGAAGGTGAGATCAAACAGCATGGTGATACGGTTAACATCCGCACCACACCTGAGTTGACGATCCGTGATTACGTCAAAGGTCAGACTCTTCAGGTTGAGAACCCTGATAAGCCGAAGCTGCAACTCTTAATCGACAAGGGCAAGTATTTCTCTGCTGTTGAAGATGATGTTGATCAGGTTCAGTCTGACATCAAGATGATGGACTCATGGTCTAAAGACGCTTCCGAGCGTATGAAGATCGTCATCGACACTGATGTTCTTGGCAACATTGCCACGGACGTACCGGCTGCTAACAAGGGCCTCACTGCTGGTGAGCAAACTCTTGCTATCGACCTTGGTGTTACGGGTACTGCGAATGCGTTGACTACGTCTAACGTCCTTGCCGAGATTATCAATCACGGTACAGTTCTCGATGAAGCTAACGTTCCTGAGTCTGATCGCTGGATGATTATCCCTGCGAAGATGGCTGGTCTGATTAAGCAGTCTGATCTTAAGGATGCTTCTATTACTGGTGACGGTTCTTCGCCACTACGTAACGGTCGCCTTGGTATGATTGATCGCTTCATGTGCTATGTGTCGCACAATCTTCCATTGTCCGCTACTGGAGCTGCTGGTGAGTTCACCATCTTCTCTGGTCACAAGAAGGCTCTTACATTCGCTTCGCAGATGACCAATATGGAAACTCTGCGCGCCGAAAGTACCTTCGGGGACATCATTCGTGGTCTGCAAGTGTACGGTTACAAGGTTGTAAAGCCTGAAGCCATCACTGCTGGCGTCATCACAATCGCATAAGCGGAAGGAACCTAAATCATGGCTGCTTATACTGATACCGTTGGCTTTAACAAAGGCTCTGCCGGGCATAAAGCTAACTCAAGCAAGATGTACCTCATGGAGGTTGATCTTGACTTCGCTGCTATCACAACGGCTCGCGCCGCTGCTAGCTTAACTACCCTTGCGACAGGCGACTCGTTGCAAGTGCTAAGCATCCCTGCCAAGACAATGGTTATGTCTGTGGGCATTGATGTTACAACTGCTGACGGAACTGCTTCCACCGTTGATATCGGTGAGACAGGTGGTGATGTTGATGGTTGGATCAACGGTCACGACGCTAACGCAGTTGGGTCTGCATGTTCTACTAACAACACACTTGTTGAAGGTACACCGAACGTGTTCGAACCGGCTCTCGGTAACGGTAAATACTACGGTACTGCCGATACCATCGACATGCTTATGTTGACTGCTCCACAGGACGCGTCTGTTATGCGTATCTGGGCACTCTGCATGGACTGCTCGTAATTGAATGGGGGGTTAAGCAGCCCCCCTTCTTTTCCTTTGACAGGAGATTACCATGGCTACTATGGGACATCCGGGGCGCTGGCTCCGACACAAGTTAGACGGCACGATTTACAACTACAACGACGTTCTATGTAAGAACCCAGCTGTAGAAGAAGTTCCAGAGGAGCTTGCGTTCCCTGAGAAGTTCATCCCAAAGGCACAAGTAGGCCGTAAGGCTAAGGTAGACTTGGCCACGGACGAGAAGATTGTGGCTGCTACGGAAGCCAAGAAGGGCACCGGCCTCACAGTTTCTGCCCCAGGGGGTAAAAAGAAATGATCCTTAATGACATAGTAACGCAGGTACGGGCCATCATCCAAGATGAGACCGTTACTTACCGGTATAGCGACACCTTCCTCCTTCAGATATGTAATCAAGGCCTGAAGCGGATACAGTTGTTGCGCCCGGACCTGTTCTCCTATGTCGGGACCATTACGTGTACGCAGGGGGCGGTCATACAGACTGCTCCTAGCGACTCACTACGGATTATTGAGGTGTACTCTATTGTTGGCGGCACAGGGCTAGTCGAGGCAGACCGTGAGGTTCTCGATCAGACTGTCCCCACATGGCCTAACGACACTGAGGCTGCGGCCATCAACTGGATGCGGCATGTTCGGAACCCTAATAAGTTCTTCATCTACCCACAGGCTCCTGCGTCCCAAGACCTCGATATTGAATACTCCCAAGTTCCGCCTACGTATGACGGCACCACCACAGTCACATTATTGCCAGATGCCTATGTACCTGCACTGATAGATGTTGTAGTGTTCCTCGTGGAGTCTATCGACAACGAGCATGTCACTAGCGGGCGGGCGAAGATGTATAAAGATTTATTCATGGCTGAGCTTGGTGCAACAACTGCGTCCCTACCGGTGACGGATACAGAGAACGCAGGACAACCCCTACAGATTGAGGTGGTCTAATGGCGACCCGGCTATTCTCAGATTTAGTTAACCGGATCGCACCTAGTGTGCCGGGCTGTCCACAGCCTGTTATCCTTACGTTTATACGCAGCGCTGCTATCGATGTGTGCGAGCGCACCGGCGCATGGCGCTACGAGCATGCTACTACCACAATGACTGCGGGTACATACCAGTACGCGTTCGTGCCTGAGTCTGACGCGGAGGTCTACAGTATTCTCACCGCTAACATCAATGGTAGCAAGCTGGAGCCCATCACTATTGAGATGCTCCACAACATGTATCCCAAGTGGCCGTCTTCGGTAGCTGCTGAGCGAGCGACTCCACGGTTCATCTTACAGATTGATCCTATCACCTTCCACGTAGCCTTGGTGCCTGACAACAGCACTGACACTATTGAGATGTTTGTTACCCAACGCCCCACACGGGCAGCTACGGGTATGAACGAAGCAGTGATGGATGATGTGGAAGACGCGATAGTGCATGGGGCTCTACAACAACTTCTGACGCTACCTGAGCGCACATGGAGTGACACCACACTAGCTGCGTACCATGCAAAACAATTTATTTTCAAAGTCACTGAGCGACGAGCACGTACCAATATCGGTGCAGTCCGAGCCGCACCCACTGTTCGCCAGTCGGCGTGGGCTTAGGAGTAGAATATGCCTCAAGCACTATTTACTAACAACGGGTTCAGTACCCTCGCCAGCGGCATCACGGACTCAGCGACGTCCTTGACGGTAGCCGCCGCCGGTGGAGCTTTGTTTCCGACGAGCATCACGACTAACTATTTTTATTGTACCCTCATCGATACCTCGAATAACTTAGAGATTGTGAAGGTGACAGCCGTGTCCACTGACACGTTCACCATTGTCCGGGCGGCTGAGAGTACAACTGCACGAGCTTATTCCGCTGGTGATCGTATTGAGCTACGCCCAACGGCTGCTGGTCTCAGTGAGAATGTTACTGCTGCCGCCACCTCTGCCGCTGCTGCTTTGGTTTCTGAGGGCCTTGCTGACGCTGACGCCACAGCTACTGCTGCCGATGTAGTCTCTACCAACGCCGATGTGGTTACGACAACTCAAGACGCGATTGACACCGCTGCTGACGTGGTGCTCACCAACGCCGATGTGGTCTCTACCAACGCCGATGTGGTCTCTACCAACGCCGATGTGGTCTTGACTGACGCTGATGCAACCGCCACTGCGCTTGATAAGGTTGCGACGAACGCTGACGTGGTGCTCACCAATGCGGACGTTGTATCCACTAACGCGGACGTGGTCACGGTTACAAATTTATACGACAGCTTCGACGACCGCTACCTAGGCGATAAGTCTGGCGATCCGACACTGGATAATGACAGCAACGCGTTGATAGACGGCGCGCTGTATTTCAACACTACTGATAACGATATGTACGTCTATGATCTAGGCAACACGACTTGGGTGTCGGTGTCTAATGCTACTTCTTCTGCTGCGGCCTCCGCTTCTGCTTCTGCCGCCGCTGCCTCTGCCGCTGAAGCCGCTGCCTCTGCCGCTGGTATTAGCTGGCAGGCTCCAGTCATTAACGCAACAACTGCGAACGTCACTCTCTCCGGGGAGCAGACGATTGATGGTATCCTAACAGCCACTTCGCGTATTCTGGTTAAAGACCAATCAGCCCCCGCTGAGAACGGGGTCTACCTCACAGGCGCTGGGGCTTGGGCGCGCGATACCCCCCTCGATACATGGGCTGAGTTCGTTGGCGCGGCTGTTATTGTAACTACCGGGTCTACACAGGCTGACTCCACATGGCTCTGCACCGCTGACGCTGGTGGCACATTAGAGACTACGTCTATCACGTTTGCAGCATTTGGCGCCGGTGACATGAAGGCCTCGGTCTATGATGCCGCAGCCGTAGCAGAACAACTTGTGGGGCTTACCGCCTCGCAGACGTTGACCAACAAGCAGATGACAACGATTGAGCTGGGTGCTGCTACAGACTCAACTATCTCCCGTATAAGCGCGGGCATCCTCGCTATTGAGGGTAACAACATTATCACAGCTAATATCACATCCTCTACGACTGTAGCTGGTGTGGTCGAACTCGCTACAGCGGCTGAAGTCGTCACAGGCACAGATACAGCACGGGCTGCTACAGCCGCAGGTATCTCCGCACAGTATAGCCCCATCACCCGTGTCATACAGGCACAGACAGGCACCACGTACACGCTGGTACTAGGTGACGCTGGTGCTCTGGTTACGATGAGCAACGCAAGCGCGAACACTCTGACCATCCCGCCTAACAGCTCCGTTGCATTCGCCACAGGCACACAGATTGATATCTACAACTTAGGCGCTGGCATCACGTCTGTCACAGGCGGTACGGGCGTAACGCTCAACGGTGTTTCAACAGGCACAGGGGCGCTTAACGCACAGTACGCAGCGGTCACAATTATCAAAGTCGCAACCGATACATGGTTGATGACGGGTGGCCACGGGGCGGTTGCCTGATGAGCCGCTTTGCACTAGGCGTCATTAGCGGCGCGACAGCCGCACTCCTACTTAAGCAATCGGTACTGTTCGACGGTGCAGCAAAGATGACCCGCACACCCTCCGTTGCTGGTAATCTCAAAATGTGGACTTGGAGTGGGTGGATAAAACCTACAGAGGATGCAATTGTCTTCTTTCAGAGTGGCATATCCACTGACTATTCGCAGTGTCTATTTACTTCGGGTAAACTGTATTTCCAAACATCAACATCTGGCACCATGATATCCAACGTAAACACAGATGCTACCTTTGTGGATTACTCAGGCTGGTATCATGTGGTTTATGTTGTTGATACAAGCGCAGCAACGGCAGCAGATCGAGTTCAAATCTGGGTCAACGGAACACGCGCCACACTAACAATCACAACTCAGATTGCATTAAACGCTGACACATGGATCAACTCAACAAGTATACATAGAATATCTTCCCACTACTCCGGGGCAGATTATGAAGGAAGAATGGCGCGTGTTGAACTAATCGACGGCGCTGCACTTTCAGCCAGTGACTTTGGTGAGACTGATGTTGACGGCTTCTGGAATCCTGTAGAGTTTACGGGAACTACGACGGCTGACAATACTTCAGTAAGCGGCACAGCAACGGCAGAAAGTACGTTCGGGGCTTTCCCTGCGTCACAGGCTTTTGACGGCAATACTTCTACTCGTTGGGTATCAAGTGCAACTCCAGCATGGCTTGAGTATGACAGAGGAAGCGGCAACGGTGTTATCTCTGCTGCGTATTCAATGGCTTGTGGGCCTTCTGGAACTGCATCAATATCAGACATGCCAGAAGACTGGACTATTGAGGGCTACAACGGCTCGACATGGGACACGTTGTCTACAGTGACAGGCGAAGCTGCATGGACATTAGGTGAAACACGTCAGTACACATTCACTAATACAACGAGCTACGAGAAGTATCGTATCGACGTAACTCTACAACAGGGTGGGGGCGCAGAGATTGAAATCGGTGAGTTACTATTCTACGCTGACAGTACTACAGAAGGCTACGGCACCAACGGCGCGCTTCTTGAATTCGCAACTAACACTGATTACGGAAGCGATACATCAGGCAATAGCAATGACTACACAGACAGTGGCTTTGCTACGACGGATCAGAGCAACGATGTACCAACGAATTCAGCAGATGATGGTGACGGTAACTTTTCGCAATGGAACCCGTTAGATGGGGGAACTGGTACATTATCAGAGGGCAATCTAGTTAGTGTTGGCACCACAGATCGCTCAGGTACTATTGGAGTTTCCAGTGGTAAGTGGGCGTGGA